ATCTTCTGAGTAGATGGAAGACGCAGCTAATTTGTCGGCCCAACGACTTTGGGCTTTTGCGGGCATTGATAAGGCACTACCTTGAGCCTGGTAATGCCAGCCTTTGAACAAGATGTAGCAGTTGTTTCGCCAAATGCTGGGACCTCGAAAATTTGGTCCAAGGTATTCAAAGAAATTGGGCAATCTACTGGTAAATTCTTTGAATGATTCTTTAATTTGTTGTGCTGGAAAAGCTTGTTGAGAGCCGTCAGTCCGAGTAACAATGATGTCATTATCACTACGGAAAAGACCAGCAATGTCGCTGGGGTCAAAGTTTTCATATGTTCTTGATATGTTGTTTCGAGAATAAATGAGAGCTTGCGCCTCATTTAAAGATTGTAATTGTGTAGACATGATTAGAATAAAATGAAATAAAATTTGATGTGATGTTAAAGTTTGAAGCTAGTCCAGAAGAAGATTTCTGGAAAGTCAAAATGGAACGTTACATCGATGAATGTAGTTCCGTTGATGAATTAAAGCAGATCGCGAAGCTGCTTGTCAAGCTCTCCGCGACCCGCCAAGTTGCTATTAAAGCATTGGTTAAAGAAAACCTAGATCAATGGGAATCAAAAATGGGAATCTGCACCAAGTGAATCCTTGGTTGCACCTGCCATCAGTTTGATTGGTCCTTCATCAACAACTTCTGCTGGCACGGTTCGAGATTGTGGAAGAATCTCAACTCCTTCTTTGATCCCATACGCACCGCCAAGCCGACTAGCATCTTGTTTGGAATGTTGGTTGATGTAGTCGTTGTACATCTCTTGAAACTTCCAAGTTGATTCTCGGTCGTTATCAGGGATGGACAGTCGGTCGAGGGATTCGAGGGCTGCATCTTGATCCTGGTATTCAGGGATGTCGAATGATTCAACAGCACAGATTTCAACGCCATTGGCACCACGCATGTCACTTACCAACTGAGGACAGAAGACAGTAGTTGCGTAGAACTGTTCGTTGTACTGCATAGGCACCTCAGTATCAAGAGCCTTAGACAAGCACTTGCTCATCTCTTTTTCATACATCTTAATTTTTTCAGAAAGGTCTGTACCATTCAGACCTTTAATAGTCAGCACCATAGGAATTTTGTGTGCTCGTTTGTTCTCTTTGGTTAGAAGATAAACAAGATACTTGGTACGTACAGCGTAATGACGCTTTCGCATTTCCCCTTTACTTGAAGCAAGTTCAGAGGCAAGCTTGTCGTTGTCAAAGAGTGCTTTGACCTCGTCATCTTCAAAGGTACCAATGACTTGACGCATACCACCGGTTTCTTCAACCATCAGTGGTGAACGCAGCAAGATCTGTACACGAGGAGCCTGGAAGTTCAGACCCTGTTCTTTGCTGGTATTTGGCGGCATGCCAAACGTTTGCTCGTAGTCAAAAATGACAGAGCCTTTTTCAAAATCATCTACAGTTGCAGTCCAACCGCAATTGTCGAGATCAGAATTGCGGATAAACCAACCGCGCTTCTTTGATTTGTTAAGTGGTTGAATAGTAACAAGAGGCTGGTAGCCAGAGACAAACTTCTTGTCGTTGAACATCTGGAACGAATCCAGTTTGCGTTTAGCGAGTGATGTGGTCTTGGTAGGAGTCAAGGTAGGTTCAGGGTAATGAACAAACTAGGACTTACACCGTCGGGGAGGATGCCTAGCTATAAAGGGAGTTTACTTAGAATGGTGCGTCGTTGTCATCCCATGCATCATTAGAAGAATTAATTGATCCAACGGCTGCTGGTTGCTGGCTATCTAACACTTGACCTTTCGGTGTAGTAATAGCTGCTTGATGTGGCGACTCAGAAACAAAAGTCTCAGCACCTGCTTCAACAGTGTCAGCTTGTGTTTGACCACCCCAAAGTGATTGCACAGGAGTGTTAGCAGGTAACTCAGTGCTAGGTTGAATGGTTCCAGCTTTAGGTTTTGGTGCCAGGGTCATGTCGTACATTTGAATTTGTGTCTTGCTTTTAGCTTGACCTGTTGCTTTATCAGTCCATGCATCGGTTACTACACGACCAGAAATTGTCAGACCAGTACCGTTACGAGTAAGACTGGCAAGATACTCGGCTTTGTTAAAGCGATCATCAACTTTATTGATAGCAAAGAAATTAAACAGATCTGCTTTGTTTTTACCAGTATTAACTGACAGAGTTTGATTACAAATTACATAGCCACTGTCTGTGCGTTTAAAAGCACGGCTATCGCTTTGATCAATGTCTTTAATACACCGACCGCCTAATACAACTTCGTTAATAATGGGAAAAGTTTCAGGTGAAACAATGGCAATTGATCCGCCATGAATGCTGTATTCACGAGAATCAAGATTATGACGGAGTTTTCCGCCTGCAATAAATAAATGATTGTTAGTTTTAACAGCTTGCATTACTCGTGTTTGTTCTGCCGGAGTGTAAATGTGAATGGTAACAGGAGTAGGTGCTTTGTCCTTAGAAGGAGGAATCAAAGCCTTTACCAACACATTAGTTCGTGATGAATCCACGTATACCTGACGAGGATCTTCAATGGTTTGAACGGAAACATAGATTTTGTTCATGGTCTAATAAAAAAATCAACGGATGAGCCGGGACTTACACCTTAGAGGCTGCCCAGTTATTTGCAATTTTTAATGTGTATCTGACCAGTTATATCCAGTTTTTACATCACCTTCAATTTTGCATCTAAAACCAAAAAAGTTACCAGCATCTTCATAAGCTTGCAAAACTAAAGGTTGAATTATACCAATCAATTCAGGACGGCAAGACATCTGAACTTCATCATGAATCATGGCGTGTTGATGCCAATCTTCTCCATAATGCAAACCGTTGGCTGTTAATGCATTATGAATATTAATTACAACTTGTTTCATAATTACAGCACCAGCTCCTTGTAATAAAACATTTAATGCTTTGAAATCTGATCTGCAATAAAGAGGACGACGATCTAAACCGATTAGATGTCCACGTAATGTCAATGTTTGTGCAAGAGATGTTTTGAGTTTTTTGAGTGCTGGTACTCCAGACATAAAGGATTGGATAGCGTTTTTTCCGAGAATTTTAAGGCGCTCCGGATCTTTTTCATTTGGATTAACAATGCTGCCCGCTTTAATGTTTCCACTGCCATAAAGAACAGCGTATAAAAGACGTTTGCTAATGTCACGCGTAGAGACACCAAATTGCTCCTGGTTATAGGTATGAATATCAATGGAGTCATCAATTACCATATTGGCATACTCTCCCATATCCCAGATGGCTAAATAACCAGCAAGGCATCTTAGTTCTAAAGCTTTTGCATCAGAACCCATGAGAGTCCAGCCATCAGGGGCATGAAAAAGAGAACGACATTCTTTTCCATAAGGAGAATAAACAGCCGGAATTTGTCCAGTATTTGGATTACGATGACTACAGCGACCAGTAATACAGCCATTAGTAATGACGTCGCCGTGAATATAACCGTCGGGTGTAACCAATTTAAGCCAAGCGTTTTTTCCATCTTTGATTTGGCCTAAACGTTTATTCAACAACATATATTCTGACAGCGGTTTGGCTTCTGGATATGGAAGTTTTTCTAAGACATCGTCATTAAGAATTGGGTTGCCTTTTTCTGTGGTAGCTTGTGGAATCCAGTTGTACTTTTTTTTAAGACGATCTACAATTTGTTGACGCGATCCTGGATTGAACTCTTCTAAATAAATTTTTTCAAAAGGTTGACCTTTGATATAACCACGTTTTGCATTATTTACTTTTGGAATAAATATTTCTTTATGTTCAATCGGTGGAAATAGTTCTTTAAGTTTATTTTCTATTTGTTTTTTTCGATGTTCAAGTCCATCCACAAAATCAAGACATTGATCAACATCAAATGGAAAACCTGATCTAATTTGACGCTCAATGGCTTGAGCAAAAATGTGTTCAAGGTAAAGCGTAGACTCTGCGATGGTTTGTTTTTGAAAGATTTGGAAGAGTTTATTGGTAACGTTGACATCTTGGATGCAGTAGTCAAGCATTTCCTGTGAGAATTCAGAAAAGTCTTTGAAGTCAATCTTGTTATCTGAGAGACGATAACCCCAAGCTTTAAGCGAAGCTGATCCTCTGAGACCACTCGGCACGTTGACGTAGTGATTTTCATCCAAGTCGTACAGTTTTTCTTTCGGCCATAAGAGCCTGGTGCAGATGAGGGTGTCAATGACATGGCCGTTAAAATTAAAATCAGGAATTAATTTTTTAATAACAGGAATGTCATAAAAGACTATGTTATGACCAATAAGACAATCAGCGGAGCGGATAAGATTAAGAGCATGGTTAATAGACTCAGGCCCATAACTAAAAGTTTGGTTTCTGTTGACATCGTGGATAACGATGCAGAAGATTTCATTAACATCATCATAAAGTCCGTTAGTTTCTAAATCAAATACGTACCACTTTTCAGTGGAAGAATTTGGCTTGAGGTTGAACTTCAAGTCCTTTACTAGAAAGTTTTGCATCATTTTCTTCTATCCATTTGAGAATACTAACAGCACCAGTTTTGTTGGGAGAACAAAAAGCTTTAGATATTTCTGAGTCACGTCTGATTTTAATTAGTTCAAAACAATTGTTAGCAACATTAGGACGGACTGCATGAGGAATACCATCAATGATGGCAGTAATTAAGTAAGACACATTAAAAAGATGGAACAGGTAAAGAGTACCCATTCCATCTAAATATGCAACTAATTATTTTGAATAACCTGTCCAAGATCCCTGACGTTTACGTGCAGCTAATGCTTTTGATGCGTCAGATCCTGCACGTTGTATGTTGTGTACTAAAAGTGCAAACGGCTTATTACCAAAACAGTGGCTGTCGTCATGGTCAATGTCCAGACCCATATCAGCAGCTTGATCTTCTGTGTAGACCACATGAGCTATACGTTTAAAGATGTGTGCATACCTGGTGAGTAAAGGATCGAGATTACCGCCAACTGAAGCAGTGAGAAACATGTTAGAAGGAATGTCACTTTGAGCATTGAGCCAGTAGCTGAGTTGTTTGGTGTAAGCATAAAATTTAATTTTGGGATGCTGTCGCGCAACTTCTAACCAAGCCTGGAAATAAAGCTCAGACCAGAAATCTCCAGATTCATGGATGCGACAGAGATCATAAACTAATTGGCCTTTGTTGTATTGCCAGATTCCGTAAGAAATTGTATCAGCAATAACACCTACTGGATCTTTTGTATCTTCAGAATGAAGGATCTCTTTAAGTGCGTCCCAATTAAACCACCGCGCATCGCGGCAGTTCTTACTGCGTGCCTCTGACATGGCAGCAAAGCAGCGATACTCAAGTCCAGTTGCGTGAGCTGACTGCGGTAAATCTTGGACTTTACCTGTAGTACGATCAGCAAATGTTTTGCAATGACCAGCGTTAGGACAGGTGTAACCTGCTGGTAAGGAAAAGATGAGACGTTTACCAAGCTTTGCATTGCCTGTGGAAAATTTCAAGGTGTGCATGATTTAATTCAGTGTGATTAAGTGGGACTTACGCAAACGTTGGCTAATTTGCTGCCCAGATTAAGCTTTAATGATTTTGTAAATTAGTCATTGTATTTTTAAGTTTTGAAACATCTAAAAGACCTTCAACACTAAACCAAGGTGCATTTTTCCAGGAAAATCCTGAGCCAAATGTATTGTCAGGATTAGTAATGTACCAATGACAATCAATATCAGGTACATCTATTGAACATTTAGACCAATCAGCATTCCATTGAGGGACTTGTACCCACATTGTTGCAACAAGAATAAAAGAAAAAAGATTAATCATCATATTCAACAATATAATTTTCAAATGGACGTTCGTTGGCTGTTAGCTTTTTAACTTGGTCTGCTTTCCATATAGCAGCATCGCGGATAAAGTCTAATTCGTCACATTTAAGAAGTTTGCAAGCTTCACGAATTTGTCTTACTTGCTTAGCTTCAATAGTGACATTAAAAGTCTCAGAGATTTTTTTCTGTCGCCATGAAACAAAATCAGTATTTTTTTCAATCCATTCATTGACTTCATGTTTGCAATACCAATCAGCCCCCTTGGCTCCAATGTCTTTAGGTTTTAGTTTGGGAGCTGGAAACTTACCTGCTTTGACATAACGAATTAATGCAGCACGAGACATCAGAGTCTTTTGTAAGACTTCAGATGTTGTGTAGTGATATTCGCGTTTGGTTCGAGGAGTGCCAGGCATAAAAGTTTGGGTGGCAGTAGAATGTTAGTACGTTCACCAGCTATAGTGCTGGCGCAATTCACCAGGCCATGGAACGGGGACCTGGGCTTTAGCGGAGAACATCATGGCTACACAGCAGCTGACCTACCGAGGCGTCAAATATGAGCGCCGGGATCCACTGACCGAGTGGATGATGAAAGAACGGCTTAAGCGTCAACGAGAAGAGTTTGAATCAAAACTCGATCGTGAACGCATTGCCAACGATTGATTAACCACCAGCAGCAAAAGTCCATATAAGAAGGACAGACATGAACATGGCTGGTGCAAGGAGAAAGACCATGAGTTCTAAATCATGTACGGTCATAAGTTCAAACCCACGGCCAGCCGAGTTCTACATCGGCTAGCCAAACATCAGGATCAACTGGCCTGAGTTTAATGTAATCAGTAAGCAGGTGTTGCATTGTTTCTAATGTGACACCTGTTTCTTTTGCAGTGATAGCAACATTACTAGTACCTTTGTATAACAGGTCGAGAGCTTCTTCTAACTCCATCTAAATCTGGAACATCCTTCCATTTACAATACCTAACTATGTCATAAATACACGATCTAGACACTTGAAAAGTTTCCATCATTAATTTAATGGGCACGCCTTTGCGATCACATGCACGCATCTTGGCAACAAGTTCAGGAGTTAATTTGTAATTACCACCTGATTTGTTTGTACGTGATTTAGATTGACAAGAGTTAGAACAATAAGGACCTGTCATTTTTCTACGTAATCGATCCTTTTCTTGGCCCACACGCCGCCAAAATTTCTTTTGACAACAGGCACAAGTTAATTGAAGATAACCACATTGATGTGAGTATTCAGGAAAAAAGTTCTTAGTTTTTGTGCCACATGGCTTCTGCAATGATTGGGAATTGTTCTTTGAAGATTGTTTTGCATTGGTCGGCAATACGTTTGTGTTCAAGTTGAGTACCGTTTGCTGAACGTAAATCAATGTAATGAAGCCATGACCGGAGAGTTCCTGTCATATACATTTTGCTAGGCGTAGCTAATGGCAAAATAGATCTTGCACATTCTTTAGCAACACCATCAGAAATCATCTCTTGATATAAATGCTCCGCTTCTTCAAAGAGAATTGAGATGCGACGGTTGTAATCTGCAATTTTAATTTTGCCCAAACGTTTTCTAAGATCATCTGTGGAGTTTTGCCTGTTCTTTGGATCTTGCGAGCGCAAATGAGGAATGATGGGACGACCAATAGAATTAGTATTGGCATAGCGTTGTGAAAATTCCTGAAATGAAAATGAACGATGACGTAAGATTTGTGGACTAATTGCTCTAGTTGTATGAATTTCTAAACACATGGAAGCCATTTCAAATGGCGACCAATGTTTATTATTAATCAAATAACGTAGAAGCCTAGGACCTGTACTCATGTCTTCTGCATTTTGAGGTGCAGAAACACGAGCCATACGAACAATCATCTGTTCAGCATCATCAGTGCGCCAAACAAGTTTGACATCATGTGGTGTAAACATTGCGTCAGTCATCAACATGTTTAATTCTCATTGTCATGTGCAACTCAGGCATTTGGCTGTCATCCCATTGAACACGAACATAAGGCATTTTGGCACCACGTTTGTTTGTTTTGTAAATAACTTCAATAACTGTGCCTTGCTTCTTTCGATCAGGCAATGGTGAATTGAGTGCCATTTGCAATGCAGGCTTGTGCATAACACGGTCGCCTACTACATATTGAACACCTTTTGATCTAGGACCAGGAGATGGAGACGTTGTCATTTAATGAAGAGTAAATGTTTTTCGCAGGAAGTAGGAGTGACGAGACTTGAACTCGCACGACCGTAATGGTCAACAGATTTTAAGTCTGGTGTGTCTACCGATTCCACCACACTCCCAAGAAAAGATCAGGTGTTAAAGCACCTGATCTAACACCCTACGAACAAGGAAAGCCGAAGCCGTGCTTACGTTAGTTCTTCTTCTCGCTTTGTCAACGCAAGTTTGAAAGCGTCTTCAACATTGGAACGTTCAAAGTCACTAAGTCTTCTGTTACCAATGTCAGCGATTTGATTAACAGTCATTACACCATTATCAACAGTGAGTTGAATGGTGTAGCGCGGTTGATTCTCAATCATGGTCAAGATAATGAGGTGCTTCATTTTCTTGACTCCATCTGCATAGCCATGGCCGCCGCCAACGCAGTTGCGTACGGCTCGACCCCAAGCTGCCAGCTGGTGTGTGTCATGAGGTTGGAAGAAGCTGTACTTAACATCTTCACCGTCATTACATTGCTCAACCTTGATGGGTTGAGGGAATAGCTTCTGAGGTAAGTCAACGTTAGCGTTACTGATTTTCCAGGTCTCTGCCATGAGATGATCATGCCATTCCATCAAACGCCAGCGCCTGGGCTTGATGTTGTCAGTAAAACCAGCAGTAATGCATTGGCAAAGCATCTGATAAGTATCACGCCAATCGTGTAAATAAATATGATGTTGTCCTGTAGCAGAGTCACAACTTAGAAAATAACCTCCTGATTCACTTTTTTGTCGGTCAAAATCTAATTGTTGTTTGTATTTTTGATAAAGCATGTTGAGAAATGATTCAACAGGCAAGTTTTCTCGCATCCATTGATGACCAACCTCGTTGTTATAAATATTGTAATCTAATTCTAATTTAGAAAGCCAATCAAATCTAGAATGAAGCAAATTGTGATCAATGTCATGATAAATTTGTTTAATTTGATTAATAGATAATAGAAACTGATAAAGGATTGCATAAGGTGCTTTAAGTGCTTCACGATCGTATATATTTTCTGTAATAGTATTTTCATGAATGACCTTAGTGTCATTCATTGCATTTAAAATTAAAGATCTAAACCACTTTGCAGAAAACACATCTTGCATCCATTTTGAACAAAAACGTTGACGTAATTTATCAAGAATATCATTTACATCATGGATGTATTTATCTTGACCACCCATCCACCTGGGCCTAGACCAGTAGCCTGACAAGATATTTTCAAACTTATTATTTTCAGGATCAAGCCGAGTGAAGATTTCATCGTTTGTTCCTCCTTTGAACTGAGGAATATCTTTAGCAAGTTGGTTCTCCCATTTTTGAACAGCACGATACATTTGCCAAGTCTTGCCGTAAGACTTAAGGCGATGGTCGTTACGGTTGGGATTTTTCCAGTAGTTACCGGTATAGCCATCCGCAATATTATTTTTAGTCATAAGAATTGTTTTGCGATACCAGTAACTACGACCATCTTTAACGCGTGGCAGCATTTTGGATTCTTCAAACTGGTCAAACATATGTTTACCAATCGTGCGACGACTTGTGATGTATGCATCAGTGCATTGCTTGCGTGCCGCTGCTGTATCTCGATAAGCAATCGTCAAGCCATAAATATAAGAATCATCTTTTGACCGTGGCAGCCATGCAGCTACCCACAGTTGGCGATGATAGTAAACAACAGCAAAAGGTTCAGGTTCCTGTCCAAAGACAGGCTTAGTAAACAAGTGAAACTTGTCTGGTGACTTGTCTTTGTTAAGTGCTTCAACAGTTGTTTCCCACAAATTGTCTTTGACAATATGAGTAGGAAACATATTTGAAGGACGACCACAAGGGAAAGTCTGTCGTTTGTTTTTGTTACGATCTTCTGCAGCCATGGCAGCTGCAAGTTTCTTGCGTGTTGCGTCATAGCCTGCAACTTCGAGTGCAAGCTGATTAGGAAGATTGAAATACATAATACAATGTAGTGTGATGTAATGAAAAAGCCTAGGACTTACACAGAAAATTGCGTTAGCATCTGCTGCCCAGGTAGTTACTCTTCATCGAGTTGCCAGTCTAGATCCATGTTCTGGAGGTAGATAATCTGTTCAATCTCTGTACCTGCAGATAGTGGAGACTGTTCATCTTCTTCTGTTGTTACCACGGCGCTGCAAATCCCTGCGCCCCATTCTTCAGGTTCTGCAAGTTCTGCTGGATGATAGATAGCAGGACGGAGCAAACGCATGTCAGCAATGTTGGCAACAACAACCCAGTCAATAGATCCATCAGAATTAGTGCAGTCGACTTCAATTAATTCGATTGAAAGAATTTCGTTAGTCATTTGTTAAAACCAAAAAGTGCATCATTATCAAGTGTTGTAAGGACTGTAAGTGCAGCTTGACGCATGGCTTTTTGATAACCAACCTTTTCATGGTAGTTGGCTGTTGTTGTTTCACCTGATGTTTCAAGTTGAATAAGTTCTCGTTGAATTTGATCAGCCATACCGGAAAAAGTTTTGTAGACATCAAAGCCTACAAGTTTAGTAGTCATAATCATGTGAAATAATAAGATTTATTAGCTATGATAGTCGGCATCGCCCGCCATCTCTTCTGACATAAGTTCTTGCATAAGTTGTTCTTGCTCGTTGGCAATGTCGTTGAGAATAAATTGTTGGTCTTGAGTGTACTCAGTTTTGACAGCATTGTTGAGGCGTTGCTGTTTAAGTAACCAGGTTTTGATTAGTGACATGATTTGAAATAGTATAGATCAATGAGCAGTTTAAGGACATGCTCAGGTCCATTGGTCAATTATTGTATGGATTGTGTGCAACCACACACATCCTAGTCAGTCATATGTCTTGTGATTGGCAGTTTATATTTCTCAATCAACATTGACTCAAATTGAGCCAATACTTTTATCTTAGAACCTTTAAAGCCATACTTTTTTTTCACAGTTGAATATACACTGGGAAAGTTACGAGACAGCTTTATGTTTTTGGTTTCAAGCAGTAAAGCTTTGTGGAGAGTGAGAAGTTTGAACTTGTAGGTGTCATCGTTAGTGATAACAAATCCACCGTTGCCATAGGTTTGAATAGCCATAAAAAACTTGGTGTGTGTTGAGTGGTAGTGTGTAAAGTAATTAAAAGTTATACCATTAATAATAAAAAGTGTGGTGGCGGCTGTTCCGGGGGTGTGGGGGTTAAACAGACTGAGACTGATTTTCAATAAAACGTAGAAAAGCTCCACGTTTCTTTGGATCTCTATGTCGAGGAGTTGTTCGTGGTTTGCTCATTGCACCTTTTGCTGACGGATAAAGTTTTTGATCTTGATAATCAATGTAGACCTTGTTGCCATTACGCAAGATGTAGTTTGAACCACGGGCTCCTGTAAAGATTTGAGCCCCCTTTGGAATTTTGGTGTGGTTAATTCGAGTCATGCCACATGTCCTCTTTGTGTTCAGGCAGGTCAGGCACTTGGAAATCTTCCAAGCTTGGTAGATCGTACCGTTTAGCTAGGCCAGTGCCAGGCAATGATGTTGTTCCCCTGACCTTACCTGATTTCAATTTGATATTCAGTGTCTGACTAAAAGGTCCGACTTTGAATGTTTTAGAGAATGATTTGACACCACGTTCGGTAATATTGAAACCAAAAATGGTTTTGTCAAAGTTAAATGCTGATTTCTTTTGAGTCATTTTGAATTGATGTCAGGAAGGGGATTGAATCCAATGAGGTTTTGAATTGGGATGTAATTGATTGTAAGTTGAAAGTGTATTGCGATGAAGTGAGTTAACTCGCATAAAGTTAGCCTCAAGCCATTCATGCAATGCAATTTCAATTACTCGTGATTCATCGATGTCTAAAATGTCTGATAACAATTCAATCATTTGTTGATCGACATTTGTCATCGCGGTTACTTTGTGAGCCGGTAGTTCAATAGTCATGATTTGTGATCATTAAAGATTTCAGATGCGATTTGGTCTAATTCTTGCTCTAATGCTTTCCAACGATTAGAAAAGAAAATTTCTTCCCATGTGTCAGAAGCATTAAGCATCATGAGATGAGCTGCATTTGCTTGAAGAAGTTTGAAATGAAATGGTGAAAGTGCAATAGAATTTGAATCCATTGATTTAAGAATCTTTTAAGGAATCAGGTAGCATTTGATTAATAGTATCCTCGTCATCGCCCAAGTTATTCATCATGAACTTGGAACCGTCAGGTGCAATAAAGCCTCCAACGAACGGGATGCCAGCTTTGTCTGCTGCCGCTCGCATCTTAGCTACCATCTGCATGGCCGCAAGTTTCTTAGAATCTGGAATGTTGTTTGGTGTAGTGATGTCAGACATGATGCTTAAAATAGTGTGTCCTTTGTTAGGTCTGGTTGGTTTATTTGTAATAGTGCTGGCGGATCCAATATTCGATCGTTGATCGTTGCCAACTACAACCTGGATCAGCTAATAAACGATCAATTGCAATGTCAATAGCTGCTGTAGATCCATCTTGGTAAAGCTGAGCATGAACTGCCATTTCCATTTCACGCCACAGTTTTGTAGCTGAGGGAGACAAAGAAGATTTGGTTGGAATTTTACGGCCCTTCTCTTGGTAGTAGGAACCGTAAATGTCAGTGACTGTGTCCATAAATACAATAATTAAACGACAAATAAATGTTGGAAGTTCATTACAATAAACTTCATGTAAATAGACAAAAAAATACCCGGAGGGTTAAATCTCCGGGTATCGCCCGTGTTTGCCGCGATTAAAGCTTAGCAATAGTGAGGCTGTTCAGAGGGATAGTACTGGGCATACCCGTCACAAAATGTGATGTCGTAAGCGGTGAGACCACGACTGTCATCAATGGGCTCTTGATCTGTAACCTCGAATTCTTTTGCAAGTTCGATGCAGCGTTTAATGGCTGACTTTTTGCTGAATACGAAGTGTGTTGCGATTGGGGTACCTGCTTCATACCACCAACCTCCTTCTTCTGGACCACCGTAGTTTTGCCAGACTTTGTGGACGCAGACTGTGATGGGTTCACCTTCCCAGTCTTTGTGGATGTTATAAGCGTTGATGTAGAACCGAGCAAGGCCGGTCTTTGGGTAACGCTCTGTCCAAGTTTTGAGGGCCATAAAAGAAATGAGAGGAGGCAAAGGATGTGCTCAATAACGTGATAGTCAGACTCAATAATGTAATAATTAAAATGGGACATTTGACTTTGGCTCTGATGGAGCTTCTTCTGAAGTTCCCGGTTCGTCACACTCTTCTTGCATAGCTTGTTCAAGATAATAGTGACAGTCTGCGTCGAAGAACATTAAGTCTTCATCCATCTTGCGCTCTTGGTCGATGATCCACTGTTTGATGAGTGACATGATGTGATTTGATATAAGGAACTGAGCAGTTTAAGGACATGCTCAGGTCCATCAATCAATCAGTTGAAGCGTGGCGAATAGCGATATTCAGGCGCGTTAAAATTACTTGCCAGAACTCTCGATCGACATCTTCGTCGAATTGAAGATTTTCTTCAATGTTCTGAGCAATGGCTTGAGCGTCTTCTAGGTCGATGTGAACTAGGTCTGACATGGGGCAAAGGTGTGAGAAGGGCGAGAGGGCGGCGCGATCAACAGGCAATCAGTCAGCGTCGGCAAACTAGAGGTTCTTGAAGAGCTTCTAATGCAGAAGACCAATCTTTGTAATCTTTAGTGGTTTCATCTGTGTAATCAGATGCCATTTGTTCCATGCAATAAAGAATTTGATTGACTTGATCAGGAGTTAATTCAAATAGAACTTTGATACTAGACATAGTAGTTGTTGGCTGTTAGTTCATGTAAAGCCAGCTGCCGTATGGATCAGCTTTCTTTAGTGCTTTGTTGTATGAGTTTTCATTGAATAGGTTGTAGCGTACATGCTTAGCCGGTGCTTTCCAGCTAGCAGGTTTGTAAACGTCACCTGTTGTTGCATCAATGAAACACCACGCTGACCATTGCGTTGGTGCATCTTGTGCTAGTCCAGTGACGTGACCAGTTACAACCTTGTAGTACTTCTTACCTGGTCGTATCTCATACATGAATTTCATGTTGGGATACTGTTTGTGTAGCTTTTCGCCTGCAGCATTAGCTACAGCTTTAATCTTGGTTTCAAGAGCGTGACGTTGTGTTGTAGTGATGTTCATAATTTCAGAAGATGATAGATCCAACGAGCCAAAGCGTTACGCAAGCCAGGACTCTTGTAGCTATCCAGCCGACAAAAGTGTCCTGGAGTGATGCGAAAACTGTGCCCATTGGGAGAAAGATTGTGTGCGTTGTACAGATGGATCATCAGACTTGATGTGTATTAAGTTTGAAGCATTCGATCTTCTCCAAGATTTTAGGGTCATGGAAGCAGTCTGGTTCTGCTTCAACCCATTGAGCGTCACCGATACCGTCAACAATGATGAGTTCACGGTATTGTTTGGCGTGTAGGTTGTTCTCAAAAGCAATGACTATCGAGGTGTAGTCAGTGCCTGCTTCAAGAACTACCCATCCTCTACGCCTGGCACTCTCAATCGCACGTTGCTTTAGTTCAGCTGTGCTCGTGCCGGTATATGTGGTGGTAGTGGTGGTGGTTCGTGGAGGGGGAACATCATCTTGAACTTGTTGCTTCATTGTGGTGTGATGTGATGTGTGCAAAGAGATAGCATGCCCACTAACTAAGAGTGGGCAATGCATCTCTGTTAGGTCAACTCTCGACAGATACAGTTACTGGCTCAACACCCTGCTGGCGTTGTTTCCAGGTGTTGTATTGAGATTGACGTTCGGCTTGAGCTTTGATGAAGGCCGCGGCTTTCTCTGCTGGGCAGTGATGCACCCGACCTTTTGGTGAGACGTAGACGTAGCTGCCGTCTTGTTGACGTTCACCTTGCAAAAGTGCAAGCTTCTCGTCGTTGTAGGTGTAGCCGATCTTGACGGTGTGCTTGGAGCACAGACCATCTTCGTCGGTCCACTTGGCTGAAAGGTTGTAAAGATCGTTCTCGACCTGTGCTTGAACTACAGGAATAAGAAGACGAAGTGTGTTGATCACTGTGTTGTGATGTAGTTAGGTGGACACGAGCAGTTTAAGGACATGTTCAGGTCCATCTATTCAATTTAAACGAATGATTAGCCGCCAAGATAACGAATGTGCATGCAAGCATAAGTATCACCTACGACACTGGTCAACATGACCAAGCGATGGGTGTCTGATATACCTGGCTTGTTGCAGTCATATCTTGCTTGGCTGTTCAGATGTTTCTGTAACGCAGAAGTACCAAGCATGCCAAGTGCAAGACCAAAACAAATAGCAGGAACTGCTTTGATAAAAGACATGGTGTGATGTAATAGATGCCACTAGATTGTGGCAATAAGTGCCAGGGGGTTTGCACCCCTGGTCCCGCTTTGACGGATCACTTGGATGGACGTTTGATAACGTCCCGTGCCCAGAGCACACCACCGACTAGAGCAGCCGGTGGGAATGCAAGGGCACTGATACCAATGAGGCCAAGGGTTGCAATGTCTGCAAGACGTTGCTTCTCCTTGTCAGTCAGTGGTGTGTTGGGTTTAACGTCAGTCATTGATCAGTTAGCAAGCAATGTTGCGTAGTACTTACGAGCAGCAGTGACTGTTGTCACTGTGCTCTGATCATTAAACTTGACACCTTTGAATGCACGCTTGGTGATGCGTGCGAGATCTTCTTCGGAGTTGATAACAAACTCGAAGTAGAACTTGTCAGTGACAAAAGCAAGTGTTTGCATTTGATTAGATGTGATATGAACTGAGCAGTTTAGAGACATGCTCAGGTCTCAGTTGTTGGCTGTTGTTCAGTGGATCAGAAGACACCACTGATATACATCTCTGGATTGTTATCCCAGAAGTTAAGCAGCTCGCGTTGGTTAACTGTTTCAACCTGGTAACTAACCTCAGGATCCATCGCACCTGCCTCAGAGGCAGCTGCTTCAGCATCAGAGTAATCAGCCCAGACTGAAACAGTTTTACAGTCGCAAGTAACTATAAAGAGTTGCATTTGATTAAATCAATTACAATTGTTTGGTTGTTGGCTGTGTTTTCCACAAGTAAACGTAGCTTTCTCCACAAGCTGTGGATAACTAACCGTATTACTTGGAAAAAAGCAGCGATAATAGCACACCTAAATGTGCGCGAAAGTCTCAGAAAGAGAGCGGATTGTGTCGATTAGCTGACAAATTGTCGCACTTTGTGCTAAATCTTTAGCTAATCTTCACATTCTTCCGCTTTCCACTGCGTGCTTCCTCCTATAGGCCGTTGGCTGTTATTTTTTTTCTCTACGCATTCCCAGTCGGAAGACACTTGTGAGAACAGTCAGGAAAATCAAAACTATTTTGAGGTAAAAACTCGGGCTTTCCCCCGGCCACAAAAAAAGAGCCCTGGTGGACCCGGTACAAATACTCAGTAATTACTTTGATATTTTAAAAAATAAAAAAATTATAAAAAATATTTTAGGAATAAAAATTTTCAGCAAAAAATAACTGGAAATTCCCCAGTTACCCCAAACTTTTACCCCAAATCACTTTGCAATATTTGCTCTGTATGCCGCTGCTGCTTCAGCTGCGCGGCCCATCTTTCCGTAATCCGGATACTCTTCGGCCCTGGCCCGGTTAGCTCCGTTTAAAAAGGTTTGAATTTCTAGAGGTGAACTACCTTTTGCTTCCATTGCCGACGCTTCGTTAGCAATTAAAGCATCAGCGGCTTCCCTCATCTCTCGATTCGGACTTTCCATCCCTATTACTTGGGCATTTCTATAAATATAGTTTAGTTCCAAGAAATTTTACCCGTTAAAATATAGATATCTAAAAATATTTGTTGATAATAGGACGATTATGTTAAATGCCACCGATTACGCAGCATATAGTCGGGCTACTGGACGTCCCTACCCACAAAATGAAGAAGAACGGGCTGAAATGTACCCTGAGGTCCGTAATTTTCGGAATAACCAGTTAAAAAGCGAGGATGAAAACAATATTGGAGAGAATATTGCAATTGGTGCCCTGGGTCTTGGTGGATTAGCTCTAGGCACTGCTGCTGGTCGCCGTGCATTAGCTAATCGTCAGGCGCAACGAGCAGCATCTAGTGCAGGTGGCCGCCGTGGAGGTGTTGGTTTCGCTGATCTTGCCCGTAGACGGGAACCTACACCGAGTGATCAGTACCGTAGCTCTGGTTTTACTGGCAATGAGCGTCCTACTGCCGCAGAACGAACTGATTTACGCCGTCAGCCACAGAATTTGTATCGTGATCTTGTAGATAAATACCCAGATCCTGGTGTAGGAAAAGATGTTGAATATCGACCTCCAACTAGTTATGAAGGTCAAGATGCACAGATTGTAAATCGTCAGAATATGATGATTGTAGATCCTGAAACTGGGATCATGTATCCACGAGGTTCTAGTGCACTTTCTGAGGAAGATCGTGCACTGATGGCACGTCGTCAACGTATTCAAGAAATTAATACTTATCCTGATGCTCCTCGCAAGAGTAACCGTCCAATGGGCGGACCTTTAGCAGTTGTTGGCGATGGAAGTATTGACGAAGTAGAAGCAAGTCGTCAACTCGCTCGTAGACAATTTGCTCAAGCACAAATTGATGAACGTGTTAATCAATTAATTAAAGATTTAGAACCTGATGTTGAACGAGAGAGTCGGGCAATGATGGGTCAAGAGTCTGCGCGGCAGACTCGTAATGTAAATGAAGTTAAAAAAATTAAAGCTGAAGAGATTCTCAGAGAGATTCAACAAGAAGATACTCTTGTTGACTTCCAAAAAAATCGCGAACCCCTAATTGAGGAGCAAAGTGCAGCTGCTTTAAATACTGCAGAAGATCAATCTGATGGTCGCTTCTTGCGTGAACTGCAACGCAATGAAGATATTGATATGACTATGGTCAATGAAGATGTTCTTGATGCTTCTAGTACACAAAGTGCACAAGATGCTTTATTCCGTGAGAATCAACTTGTGCAAGATGCACGCGATTACTTAATTCGTCAAGAGATTGATCTTAAGTATGACTATACGCCTGAAGAGTCCAGGCAAGCAGCAGCAGTTGGTCAAGCACTGGAACGCATTCAAAATAATCCTACGCGTGTAGCTGCAGAAGGAATCATTGATGAATTACGCACAGAAGCACGTGCTGTAGCAGATCGTGCCAGGTTTGCAAAAGAACAGCGTCAAGGTAAAACTGGCGAACTCCCTGGTTACCGAGATGTAGATAATATTCGTCAACGTAGAGAACAGAAGACTCTCTCTGCAATTGATGCACCGCGTGAAACTATTGAAACTGTTTTGACTGGAGAAGATGCGCCGATTGAAACTAACTTACAAGGCCGTCAATTACGGGGCGGAAAAGTTGATGAGGATCGCTCTTATTATGACGTCGATGGCGGATTAATTGATAGAGCAGGTGATGTACGTTTCTATGGTGCAGGTGGAGAAACAACATATGCAAGCACTGGTGCGCGAGTTGCAAAACGAGGAGAAAAATATAAACCAAAAGTACAGCTTGAGGCGATGTTTAATCGCTATAGCGATGATGAGTTAGAGCAAATTGCTAGCAATAAAGCTCGTATCCCTTATGGAGATATGATGCAACAAGATTTAGATGAATTACAAACTGCACAACGAGTATTAAAAACACGGGCACAAACGTCAATGGATAAAGGCGTTGATATGTCTGGTCCTCAGTACCGCGCATTAAGTCGTGGCCGTAAAGGTTTAGAAGCTTCCGAAACATCCCGTAAACGTTTTGAGAATCAACCTCCAGTTCCGGCTTCTCAACCAGTTCAAGATGTAGCACGTTCTATGGAAACGTTACGTCAAGGCATGTCAGTTGAGCCTTCAGAACCAGCTCCTGTTACTCCTGATATTCGGAATATTGGAATCGGTTTTGAAGGAGATAAAGAAGTTATTGGTGCTATTGGTCCAAGTGATGTTTATACCGGAGCAGCTCGTGATGCAGCTGGAAGCTTGAAAGATGTTGTTGTCGGAGAAAGTGCACCGTTGGTTCAAGGTGGTGTTGTTTCTAACCCTGAAGTTGCAGCAGAGATTGAAGATCAGTCTCAAGCCTTCCTTCAGCGGGCTATTAGTGGTGGGTTAACACAGAAACAAACTCCAGGCTATGTTTATACACCTTCTCAAACTACAGAGCCTGTTGCTGATATTGTAGTAGGACCAGGCGGTCGTAGGCGTCAACTAGAAATATTTGGTAATCAACCTTTAGATACACCTTATTTATCAACAGGTAAATCGTCTAGCACTGCAGTAAACCCCAATCTTGGTCCAGAACCTAGTCAACGACTCGGTTATGCTCGTTACTACGTTGGTCCTGAAGCAACAGGCAGTAAGCCTGCCGGTGTTGTTACAGGAGTTAGTCCTACTGTGAATATTGATTATGCATCAATGCCACAGTCTGATGCATACCGTCCCACTGATGTTGGTCGTACATTACCTAACTTAAGTGCAAATCCAGCAGCGCGTGCACGCACAATGTCTTTTGCTGGTCCAGAAGCTCCTACTCGCACTGTGTATAGAGATACAAAAACTGGTTATGACTACATTACAAGCCCGCTTCAGCAACAGTTGTCAGAGCAAGCTGCAACTGAACGTGTTCAAGCAGGTATGCCTCAGCCTATTGGTCCGTTAACTCAATCACCTGGTTTACCTAAGATTGGTCGTGTGGATCGTGGTCCAGCACGGGAAGGTCAAGCAACTGGTCCTGTAATTACTCAGTATGGACAAAATATTCGTTATCCAAACATGCGGGGACAAGAGCGTTTTACTACTGAACAGCTGATGAACGATCCTGCCCTCAGAGGTGGTCCTGTTAAAATGCCTAATAGGTTCCGTGACCAGTTTGTTGTTGAGCGTCCTAGGGGTTACTGATGTCTGAGAAAAAAAAGAAGGATAGTAAGTGGATTCAAAAAGCTGACATCAAAGAGGGATCCTTTACCAGAAAAGCAAAAAAGAAAGGAATTACATCTGCTCAACTTCAAGCAAATGTAGAAAAGAATCCTGAAAAGTATGATGAAAAAACAAGGAAGCAAGCTCAGCTTCGGGAGACTCTTGTAAAATTAAGTAAGAAGAAAAAGGCTAAGAAGTAATGCCACGGGACGCACGACTTTCAGATCCTTCTGATTACATTGCAGAAGTAGATCGTAAGTTCCATAAAAAGAAAAAAATTAATTATCAGGAGGCTTTTAAGAGTAAGCCGACTGAAGCACCATTTACTGCTGGTGGACGTTTTGAAACAGAAGATCTATTAAATAAATTACAGACTAAAAAGTTAACTCAAAACCCACGTCTTAATTTTGTGGGTGGTGATCCAACTGAGTTTCAGTTGTTTACTGGTCTTCCACGCTTTGATAAAAATCGTAAAGAGTTATATGACTTTGAACTTGGCAAACCAAATACAATCGCAGACTTTCGCACATATCCAGAGTACAACCCAATGTGGGAGGAGATGTATCGAGTTAGCCCAACTGTAAATCCAGGTGAAACAGCTAAGAGCACAATGCCTAGTGTTAAAAATCCTGACCCACAGAACTTCATTATGATGAAGATGGAGAAGCGTGCAGAAAATGAAATTGAAGATAATAAGACTGTTGCTCAGATTATTAACGAATAGAATAGTTAAATATTAGGCAATATCATGGCACTTGGAGTAATAACAAGATTAGCTGGTAGGTTGCTTGGTCCTAAAGCTTTGCGTGCTTTAGGAGGAGCTAAAGGACTACAAGGAATTGCTGGTGAGGCTGCATTAAGTGGTGCAATCAATACGGGAGCTAATCTTGCTTTTGGCATGGATCCAATGGAAGCACTTGCGTATGGCGGTGCTGATGCTCTTGCTTCTGGTGCCAGTATTGGTCTTGTTCGTGGACTCCGTCCAAAGGGTTATCGGACAGTAACTCAAAGAGGTAAAGATGGTCAGAAAGTCACTAGCCGAGAACGTGTTCGTTCAAGATTAGAGACACCAGTTAACGTTGCTGCTTCTGTTGCTTCTTCTATTCCGGTTATGGCATTAACAGGTGGAATGAGTCCTCAAGGTATTCAAGGTTCACAGCAAGCACAGATTCTTCAGCAGCAAACACAACGTGCGGCAGTCAATAATGATGCCCAGCTTTTAGCGGGTGCTTATATGCCTTATACCAACTTCCAAAATCTTGGGATGCCTTCAAGAAACGCAATGCTTGAACAGGCAATGAATGATAGTGGACTAGGCTTTGATATGGCTGGTTATGAAAAAGGTATGCAACAAATTCTGGGGCTTTGATCATGGGATATAGAGCAGATTATTTAAAAGGTTGGCAGAAAGCTGTTAGCCAAATGGGTACGAAAGATCGTGGTCATAGCGTGCTTCCAATTACAGAAGACGCAAGAAAGTTTTACAGAGGCTTAAAAAAAGAGGGTGTTGGTTTGGAAACACCTGTGCAATTAGCAGGTGCTGTAGGTGCACGGTTATTAACTGACGTTGGTACAGACGCAACTCGTCATTTGTATTGGCGTTATAACCATCCAATGGCTCTAGCTGATAAAGCAGCAGAGCAAATCATTGGAGATCGATATCTAAACTACACACCAACACAACGTAGTGCTATTACTTTGGCTGGCATTGGTATTCCTGTTAGTGCTTCGTTAGGTACATTTGATCCAACTAACATTGCTGAATTAGGTAGGCCAAAAGGTTTTGCTCAGTCATATGCAGAACAGGGATCAGAAGATCGTCGTCAAACAGGACAAATTGCTCCCGAATTAATTGATCGTTTTGTTCTTGGTCGTCAAGGACGACCTTTGAAATTTGCTACTGCACAAGAAGATATTCCAGATCTTACTAAGCAACGTTATGCAAACTATATGAATTATTTGTATAACGAAAAAGGTCCCTTAGGTGTTGGTGTCATTAAAGGCACCATGGAAAATTTACAAGGTGAACCTGAAGTACGTATTGTTGGATTCCCAGTGGGTTTACAGGCGGCAGGTGCATTAGTTGGTGGCGCAACTGCCTTGCGTCTTGCAGGTGATCGCACAACGCCAGAAATTATTCCTGGTGGCATTGGTCCTAAACAACCAAGGACTGTACGTAGTGAAGATGTATCCGAAAGTGTTTCTGGTAAGCGTCCTGTAGATAAAACTGTTTATCGAAAAGGAGATAAGAGAGTGCGTATGGGTCAAGGAGTTGGTGATCGCACTGGCACACGCACTGACTATGTTGGACCGCGTACCCGTACTGCTTTAGCTTATGGTGCTGCAGGCGCTTTCACCGGAGCACTTGCTGGCAAGTTAGCTAATCGAATGATTGCATCTGCTGGTCAATCAGACTTACCAACAACTCAAGAATATGGTGTTAGTTATTACAAGAACAATGCAGGTGGTATTACTAAGGTAGAAAATGGTGTTCGATATGATCAAGTTGTTTCACCAAATGAAGAGTTTCCTGAAGGACTATATTCTGCAGGGTATTAGTTGAGATAGAATTTAAATATAAAAGTATTCGTAGAAAACAAAATGGCGAGTGAACGTATTCCACAGGGTGGTGCTTTAACCGTCTTCAGACCTGAACTCGCTGCTCAAGGTTTCTATCGTGATCCTGCAGCTACTGGTAAATATTACGCAGGCGCAGCACAACAAAGTTTTCAGAATTTGCAATCAAACTTGGGTCAGAAAGTGGCTCAAGCTCAACAAAATGCATTGTTCCCTCGCAGTGCTCTTTTAGGTGGTGCGCTATTAGCAGCTCCTAGTCTTATGAGTGCAGCAGAGTCTGCAAGTGAAGGACGTACTTTAGAAGCAACTGTGCAGGCAGCCGGTGGTATCGGTGCTGCTGCTCTTGGCACGCGAATTGCACAGATGCCTGGTCTTGCACCCAAAGTTGTTGGAAGTGCTATTGCCCTTGGCGGCGGCCTTCTTTCTGGTGGTCTGGGCCAGATGGCAGAGCGCACTAAGGCTGCTGCAACGGGACAAGAGATTGCTGGTCAAGAAGGTAGCGGTCCAGCAACTCGTGGAAAGCGTGAGAAACAGTTTGCTCAAGACCTTGATTTTTATAACCGCTCAATGAGCGCACAGAATCAGAACCTTCTGCAACTGATGGGCGCTATGAATGATCAAGAGATCACGATGATGCAACGGCAAATGCCGTTAATTAATCAGATGAAGAATCAAGAGCTTGCTCGTAATCAGGCTTTGATGAACACCATGACGAATAACTATTCTCGTCTTGGCATGCTGGCTACCGCTGGCAAGTTAGCAACTGGCGCACAGGCTGAACGTGGTGCAACGATGCGTACTGCACTGCAGTCTAATCCTTACTCCGGTGCTGTAATGCAGGCCCCTAACATTAGCTTTTAATCATGAATAATATACCTATTAATTATTTTGGCGAAGACGCACCATCCTTTATTAGTGGTGATTTAGCTGGTAAGCATATGAATTTTTTTGGTCCATCAGCACCTACTTTTTCATATAGTTCTTTACGACATGGCCTCGGTGGTGCATTAGATCAACCTGATAATTCTGGATTTTTACCAGGGGCTACAACTACTTTACCTCCTTCTCCAGAACAAGCTCCTATGCAATTTCCTGAAGGAGTTGATAGAAATTTAGTTTATATTATGGAAAATATGAAAAAAGACGCAAATACAGATTGGAAAGAACAAGCTGATTACTTGTTTGATAAACGTCGAGAAGAAGCAGAAAGAGCTAACAGGATGGGCCAATGGAATACGATCATGGGATCAGTCTTAAAAGACCTTCCACGGACTCTTAGCGAACAATATCGACGTAGCAATATGTATATCGGAGATATGCTTCGCATGCAAGCAGATCAAGTGCGTGAGCAATCAGCTGGTATTAAACAGTCACTTGCTTCAATGCCTGCAACTGCAAATCCACCAGCACGTAACTATATTAGAATTTGATAAGGTTGCGTTAATATAGATAAATGCAGACAAGAATTCCTTCATTATCCACTGACCTTTTAAATTCCACAGCAGGAGTCGATACTTCCCCTTTTTGGAATCCAGGAGGAATGGAATCAAAATGGGGAATACCTAATCCAGCATCATCAGCACCTACAGGAGGTAATATGGCATTTCCATGGATGGCAGCAGCCACCATTGGTAGCGCAGGTCTTAACTTTTTAGGCCAGCGCGGTGCAGCCAGGTCTCAAGCAGCTGCTGGTGGCGAGGCCATGAAGTTCCAAAAGAACTTGTTCGAAGCCCAACAAGAATCTGGTGCTGATCTATTAGCAGCTCAGTTTGGTATGGGCCAAAAGGCTGCTGATACTGATTATGGACGACAAGTAAGAGGTTCAATTCAATCTCTTAACTTAATGAATAGTGCGCCATATATTAATAACTTAACTAGAGAAGCTGGTTTTAATTTGGCTGGTCGGGGATTTGGGCCTGATCAAGTTGCAAGGTTTACACAAATGTTTGGAGGTGCTTAATCATGGTACTTGATTTTTTATTTGGTAAACCAAAGACTCCGAGTGCACCTAAAATTGACTATGAAACTCCGGATTCTCTAAAACCTTTTATCAATTACGCTGATCAAACTTTTATTGAAAGTCGTGGTGAAACTAGAGAGTTTGCAAATATAATTTATGATGCTTTAACTAAGGGGAATTTAGATAGAGAAACTGCGTCGGCTTTCCTAGATAGTCGTCTTCCTGGTAATAGTGATTTTTATACTTCAAAAAAATTTAGTAAGTTTTTAAACTACGAACTGCCAAAAGAAGATCAAAAAGAGATTATTCAAGGTGCTGCGCAAAGCAATTTTTTCCGTGATTTAAATAAAGATGATTTAAAGGCATATAAAACGTTAGCCCAATCTATGGGTAAAACAGGAAGTGCTACTGAATTAAGTAATTTTATTCAAGGCCGTATGGCTACTTCCTTAGAAGGAATGAATAAATATAAAACACCAGAGATTACTGCAAAAGAATCATATTATGGTCGTGCTTTACGAGATAAAAAAGGTAATTTAACTGGTGAATTTGCCGCTTTTGGTACGGGTAAAAAAGGAGCTAAAGCTGCTAGAGCATTTAAAGATATTGGTGCTAAAAGTGCAGAATTTAGCAAAAACTACCTTAAAAAATTGGGGGCTAAGTCATGAGTTACGAAATTATTGAAGACTGGAAAGCTAAGAAATATGGTGCAGGTTCTGATAGAGATGTCGCAAGGATTAGCGGATTAGACATCCGCATGATGGTAGATAGAGGTGCTGAACCTGAGGATGTTATTGATTACTACGATAGTGGATGGTTTGAAGAACAAGATTATAAAACAGGTGATGTTACCAAATCAACTATTGATAGGTTAAAAGCAATACTCAACAAAGGTGGTGGAGGTAAGGGTGATAAAGGGAAAGGAGGAGGAGGAAAAGGAGGAAAAGGGTTCAATAAAAAAGGTTCAGATTTTTTTAAAAATTCTGATGGTTTAACTAATTTCGAACTTGACAGGATTAGAGAGATTGAATTACGGAATCTTGATGCAGCAAATGCAAATAAACTTCAGAGTATTATTAATAGTGGAAAGGCAGAAGTAGCTGCTATTACACGCGATGCCTCTATTTATGGTTCTTTAGTCAGTGGTTTCTGGTAAACAATAAACGCAATGTCTTATTAACAGCCACTGTTATACTTAAATTATTGTTAGGTAGTAAACAATGACTTCTAGTTTTAAAAGTTCAGATGATGTAGATAAGACATATGATGATGACGACTGGTTTGACGCAGATAAATATAAGCAAGCTGCTCAAATTGCATATGACTTTTCTATTGGTAAGATGAAAGAGGCCGGTGACCAAGAACGTAAAACCGACCGTCAACAACAAGCTTTCCGAGAAAAGGATGAAGAAAGAGACTACAAACAATCCCAGAAAGCATATCGATTCTGATATCAATGTAAAAACGTTTCAGCATTGGTTAGATAATTTAGATAGCGCGTCAAGAGAATCTTTTAATGCATTTGCAGAAGATACTTTTTCTCCGATCCAAGTTTATTTATACGCTAAATTTATTGGTTATGACGGTAGTATTATCTGTGTTGATGATTGGGTTAATGCTGTATATCCTAAGCCAAATCATTTAAAAGTTCTTTTGCACGAAATTAATGAAATGCAAGAAGATATTCGTAAATTACGAGAAGACATTGAAAATTTTACAGTAAAGCGTGATGCTGGTGTAGCACGTATCGCACAAATGCAAAAAGAACTGCGAGGTACAATTGCACAAGTAGATTCTTTTGTATCTTCTAAAGATAGAAAAGGTTTGTTACTTGCAGGTGCTGATCGTGCACTGCGTGAATTAACTTCTGTATTTAAAGATGATCCTATTGAAGGCCCTTTATCTGAAGCAGGAATGTCTATATGGGCTAAAATACAATTTGAAGAATAAAATTTTTATATAAATGTTTGACCAAGAAACTCCAGCTAATTTATTGGAAGTAATTGCCAGTAATCGGAGAAATGCAGAGTTAACTTCTGATCCTTTTACAGGTGTTCCTGTAGTAGAAGAAGACGTTGATCCTGAACTCTTTCAACGTTTTTTAAACAAACGGTCTTGATAAATGGCTAAGAAAAAAATGCCACCTCAACTTCTTGAATATTTCAAGAAAAAAAATAAAGGTGATGAGGACAATTCCAGTAATAAAAAAGAAGAAAATGATAAAGGAAAGAAAGCAGAAGAAATGGCTAAAAAAGGCTTGAAATCTGCTAAAGCTGCTAAGAAACATAAAGATAAAAAATAGAGTACTATTTATCTAGTACCTGTTATAAACGTGTCTTCTCATCTGCATCTTGCGTATCGACGTAATGCTAAAGCAGCTGCTGCTAATCATCGATTACGCAAGTCAGATCAAGAAGAATTATTTGAAAAAGCAAGAAACGATTTTGGTTTCTTTTGTGAATATGTAGCTGATAAAGTTCCAGCAGAACATCATAAAGATTGGCACCGTCAGTTAGTTACAAACGAAGATAGCTCTTGTCTTTTAAGAATTGCAGGGCCAAATATTGATTTATTAGGTCCACGGGGATCTGCTAAAAGTACTGTTCTTGGTTTGTATACAGCATGGGCAATTGGTGTTCATACTACACTAAAAAAACCGTTACAAATTCTGTACCTCAGTTATACAGTTGATATTGCACGTTCTAAATCTGCCACGATTAAACGTATTATTGAATCTAAAAAATTTCAAAACGTATTTCCTACAGTCAAACTTTTAAAAAATGTAACCAGTAACGAATACTGGTCTATTGATCATAAGTTTGCAGGTATTGATACAACAGGTGAAGAACAATTTACTTTATGTGCCGCTGGTCTTAAAGGTTCAGTGACCAGTAAACGATCTCATCTCGTGATAATCGATGACCCGGTGAAATCTGCCGCAGATATTGGCAACCCAGACATCCGCAAGATGATGCAGGATAACTGGAATGCTGTGATTGCGCCGACGATGTTTGAAGGAGGCCGTGCGATTTGCCTGGGGACACGATTCCGTCATGATGATATTCATGCAACAACGTTTTGTCCGCAGAACAATTGGACGCAAATCGTCCTATCAGCGATCTTAAATAACCCGGAGACAGGCGAAGAAGAGTCATATTGGCCCGACATGTGGAGTTTAGATTATCTCAAGGAGAAAAAGCGGCAAGCTCCTATTGCTTTTTCTTTTCAATACATGAATCAAATCGTCAGGCAAAATGAACTGTCTTTGGCACCAGAGTTATTAGTTAAGGCTGAGATTGCCACTGAGTTTGATTGTCTTGGCATTGGTGTTGACTTATCAGCAGGTGTTAAAGAAAAGAATGACTATACAGTTATGGTTCTAGGTGGGCGCATAGGAGACAAAATTCATATTATTGATTACAGACGATTGCGTGTAATGGGCAATCTAGAAAAGTTAGATGCAATGAAAGAATTACTTAATGACTGGTCAGTTATTGGCCGTCAAGACGACGGCCTGTATTTTCCAACATATTCGACGTGTGATATTTGGTCAGAAGCTGTACAGTATCAAGCTTCTTTAGAAGCAGACTTTAAACGTGTTTGTCTCCAGCAAGAGAATCTATATAACTTAATTTGGCATCCTGTAAAAGGTTTTCGTTCAGATAAACTTGCACGTTTCCGTGGAATTATGGGAATGTTTGAAGATCGAAAGATTGTATTTAACAGATATCGTAACTTTACAAATATGTTTGAAGAGCTAACAAATTTTGGAGTAAGTTCTCATGATGACTGTGTTGACGCTTTAGTGTGGTTAGTTAACGGTTTAATGAAGCGAGGGAAACTTCAAGTAGACTTCTAAATAGGATTTAAATACTCATTAAATACACAATTAATAATGGAGCAATTAGTTGCATTAGGAATTGCTTTAGTTACTGGGGGCGGTTGGATGACAACCAAGGTATTCGGAAGAATGCGTGCCTTGGAAGATCGTATTGATCGAATGCCTCTTGAATATGTTTTAAAGCAAGACTATATACGTGAGATAGAAAAAATGAATACAGAATTTCGCGAAATTAATACTAAGCTTGATAAACTTGTGGAAAGATTATTTTCCAAATGAGCTATTACGTTGAGCTGGAAGAAGACCAAAATGGTAATTTAATTATACCTTTACCAGAAGAAATAATTGAAACCTTGGGTTGGCAAATGAGTGATTTGTTAACCTGGGATTTAAAAGGAGACGGTATTGTTCTTCAACGGTTAAATGGAGATGGAGGTTATGAACCGTTAGAATAATGAAAAGCTTTATTTGATATGTTAGGCGGAATTGCAGGTAGTGTTTTAGGTGGCGGCGGTAGTCTTGGCCCCATGGCTCCATCTGTGCAAGGTGGTTTTATTGGTAATTCGGGAGGCTTAGCTTCTCAGTTTCCTTTAGGAGCTGTAGGTCAAATTGGTGGTATTAATAAAGATATTGTTGACAAACTCAAAATGGATAAATCTATGGGTTTAGCAGGTGCCATTGCTGCTAATCCTTTTGGTGGTTTCCTTGGTTCAATGACTGGTGGTACTCAAATGGGTAATGCTGGCGGTTTAGGCATGGGAATGGCCGGAAGCTTAATTGATCCGATGACAATTAAAAAAGTTTTTTAATTCGGGGATAGTTCTAATGTTGATGCCAAGACAAAAAGAACCACCAATAGTACTGGATGAAATACCCAGGACTTATTATCCTGGGCGAGGATTTTTAACTGATCAAGAAGCTTACCCTACGGACTTATATGGCAATGTACGTCCGCCTTCGTTTGATACTTTTAAGTATGATCCTACCCGTGACGGTACGCCACAAATTATTCCGCTTCCTTATCCAGTTCCGATGCCTGGTAATCAAGGTAATAACCAAGGAGGTTTTAACGTTGGTAAAGCTTTAGGATCTATTGCCGGTTCTTTAGGAATGGCTTTTGGTGATCCTGCTTTTAGCCCAGGGTTAGCTGGGCGTTATGGCGAACTGATGAAAATGAAACAATTTCCAGATTTTCTTTCTCAGTTACCTGCTGGAGAACAAGGTCCAGCTCAAGGGCCTAATACACCAATTCAAATGTATCCAGGTATGGGTTATGGACCAGTTGGTCCAGCTGGAGGAGGTTTACCCCCTAAACCAATGCCAGGGTTTGTCTAATGGCACAAGACGATTCAAAATATACAAAACCAGGTTTACGCGAATCAATTAAAAAGCGTATTACAGCTGGTAGTAAAGGTGGTAAACCTGGTCAGTGGTCTGCGCGTAAAGCACAGATGGTCGCAGCTGAATATAAAAAGAAAGGCGGTGGCTATAAAGGTGGTGAAGGCAAAAAACAAAAAGATCTAAAGAAATGGGGTAAAGAGAAGTGGATGACAAAAGATGAATATGAAAAGCGCAAGAAATCCCGTGGCGCGGCTAAAAAATATAAGGACAGCAAAAAATGATTAACTTCCAGGATTTATTAAACCGTGCTCAAGGACAGAAAAAAATGATTAACTTCCAGGATTTATTAAACCGCGCAAGCGTAAAGGCTCAAGGATTTGGAATAGCAGCTCAAGAAGCTTTACCTGCTATTTTTGGAGGTCTGGTTGGAAGAGACCGAGTAGATACATCTATTGATCCAAGGATGGGCCAAGGTCTGATTGATGCCTATCGGATGGCACAAAAACGTGGCTCTGATGTTGTTGAATATAAAGACTATGACATGTCTACTCCAGGTGGAATCGGTGCTAAATATACTTTTGGCACAGTAGGAAAAGATAATCTTAAGTTCGATTCAGCCGGTAATGTAATTGGTATTCAAGGCGAGAAATACGATACAAATAAAACCGCGATGCAAGCACTACGAGAAGGAAAAGAGCGTTTAGAAGGAGGTGACGTTACTGCTGGTATTTACAAACCATTTGAAGCATTACTTTCTACGGTGCAAGGTAGAGGACTAACCACTCATAATGTTGATTTTCAACAACCGGTTTTGCCTAGTCCTGTTACGATTACACAACCACAGGCTTATACAGTCAAGTCAGGGGATACTCTTTCAGCTATTGCAAGTCTTTTAGGCACGACAGTAGAAGAACTTGCACGTAAAAACCAGATTGCTAATGTTGATCAAATTCAAATCGGACAACAAATACGAAGATAATAAAAGTTTAAAGTAATAGAATTAAAGAACAATGGATACTCTCCTCAAGTTATTGATAAAATTTTAGAAGTTACAACAAACACTCAACAATGAAAAAAGAAATTAACGATCTAAAAAAGATCCAAAAACAATTGCGTGGTAGTGCCAAAATGCATGCCGAACAAGCAGATAAGATCGAAGGCGTAATTAAAATTGCAGGAAAATATATGGATAAATGATTACAGTTTTACTAGCCTGGTCTTTAAGTTGTTCCCAGTATCATGGAGCTATAGACCGTTTGTATGCTGATCCATTTTTTCAAAAACCGGAGCAAGCACAAGAACGTAGAAACTTACACGAATTTTTTAAATCAAAAACCTGGCCTGAATGTTTAGAAACGGAAAGTTAAATGATAAATCATTTAGAATAATAAAAAAGTAGATAAAATGAACCCATATCAACAACATTTAAGTTCATTTAAACCTTTTACTATTGCACAAGCAAGTCCAATCCCAGGACAAGCCGTGGGTAATATGGATGGCATGAGACCTCCTATGCCAATGGAAATTCCTTTGGAAGCATTAGAAGGTACGTTATCTCCTGCAGAATTAAAACAAGAAAGTCTTAAAGAACCCAATATATTAGGACCTATTGAAATAGAAGGACCACAACCGACTTATGTAACTGATCTTCCAATTAAAGCAGGTTATAGAAATATCTATGGGACAAATATAGGTGCAACTTATAATCCAACAACAGGCGGAATTAAAGGAAACGCAACAATACCTATTGGTCCAGCAGAAAAAGGTTATAAAATTGGTGTAGAAGGTTATTACAATCCAGGCCAAAAAGATTATCAAGGCATTACCCCTCCTCCTGGTTATGGAGGAATGATTAGATTTAGTAAAACAAATCCAGTTGATCCCAAAGTTTTTGAAGCACCTGGGGCTGAAAAGTATTCTATTGAGTTAGGTATAGATGGAAAACCCAGAAGGGTACCACCACACATGCCTATGTTGGGTGGGCCTATGCCTATGCCAATACCAGGTCCCCCTGGAATGGGTGGACCAATGATGCCAGGTGGACCAAGTCCAATTGGTAATATGTCACCTATAGATACTACACGTCCACGATTTTAAAGAATGTTTGACTAGGTTTATAACAAATTCAAAAAATGGCAGATAAAGCAATCCAATCAGACGGTACAACCAAGCGTTACCTCCCCAAAAAAGCATGGGCCAAACTTTCTAAAAAAGAAAGAGAGGATACTGATCGTAAAAAACGAGAAGGTTCTCGTAAAGGAAAACAGTTTGTAGCTAATACTGAGAAAGCAAAGAAAGC